GAGCTGCGTCTTCAGGTCGGTTATCTTCCCTGCGATGCCGCTCATGGCGCTGGATATGAAGTCGGAGGTCGCGTTGATGGTCCCCGATATCTTGTCGACACCGATGGCGTTGAGGATCTCCGCCCATCCGGTGCCGATGCGCCATGTCACGTTCTGGATGGCGGTGCCGATGCCGTCCGAGTTTGCCTTGGCCTGCTCGTAGAAGCTCTTCATGTGGCCGTTGCCCTCGGTGTCGAGCTTCACCATGGCCGCGAGGAAGTCGTTCCAGCTGACCTCGCCCTTGTTCAGCTTGTCGCGCAGCTCCTCCGCGGACGCGCCCTGCCCGAGCAGCTCCTCGGACACGGCCTGGAGCTGTGGCGTCATGACCGACTGCAGCGACTGCCACTGGGCCACGGTCGCGTTGCCCTTGCCGAGGATGCGGTTCAGGACGCCCTGGGCCTGCGTTACCTCGCCGGCGCTCGCGCCCTGCGCTATCATCGCGTCGGTGAACGCGAGGGCGCCGTCGGCCGCGAGGTCGAGGTCGCCGGTGGAGTCCGCGATGGCCTGCGTGAGGCGGACCACGTCCTGCGTCGAGGCGGGAAGGCCGCGCAGGCGCTCCATGATATTCTGGATCTCGCCGCTCGCCTGGTCGGCGCTGTATCCCATGGCCTCCATGACGCGGGGGAAGTTGCGCAGCGTGTCGGCGCGGTCGATGCCGGTCGATATGCCGCCCACGATGGCGTCGCCGGCGCGCACGGCCATGGTGCCGAGCGCCACGCCGATGGCGCTGTTCTTGATGGTCGAAAGGAAGCCGCCGCTGTAGTCCTTGCCGCCGTTGGCGCCGAGGCCCTTCAGCTCCTTGGTTACCTTGGACGAGAAGCCCTTCATCGAGGGCATGATGGTGATGTAGTAGGCGCCCAGCTCGGCCATGCGTCCACCTCCCTATATCTTCAGCCCGAAGGCCGACGCGACTTCCGCCTGCGTGCGTATCTGCCGCTCCTCGGCCGCCTCGTAGGCCTCCTCCTCGCCGGGCAGCAGCACCGGCTGCGGCTTCTCGGCCCCGCTGTTCTGCGCTTCCTTGGTGTGCGCCCAGTGCCACAGGCGCTGGTTGTGCTCGATGCGGCGCAGCATGCGCAGCTCCTCGCCGTTGCCGCCCGCGGGGTCCACGGCGCGCCACGTCCTGCCGTCGCGCGGGAGCTGGTATGCCAGCGCGCCGAGGTGCGCGGCGCCGTCGTCGGAGAGGCGGTCCCACTGGAAGCGCCACAGGTCGATGCGGTAGTACTGCTGGAAGTCGGCCAGCAGCTCGTCGGGGTGCGCCGCGACGGCACCAGCGAGGAAGGCTAGTTTTTTGCCGGCCCGCCGACGTCCTCCATGATTGCCTGCAGCAGCTCGCCCATGACGTCCACCGAGCTGTCGAGCTCGTCGGGGTCCTCGTTGCCGCAGAGCTGGTCGGCATACTTCTCGTCGCGGCCGCACAGAAGGCGCTCCACGGCCCCCAGCAGGCGTGCGGGGTCTGCGGATGCCACGGCCTTCTGCCACTTCCAACTGTGGGTCACGGAGTCGTCGTAGGTGACCTCGACTCCCTTGAACTCGAATGTGCGCACGGTTCCTCCCGTTCGAAGAATGGGGGCGCCCCGCCGCTCGGCAGGACGCCCCGGTCAGTCGTTCTCTGTCTTGCTCCTAGCCGTTGCTCTAGGTCGTCTCGTTGGACTCGATCCAGTCGAAGCAGCCGTTGCCGTCCTCGTCGGTCAGGTAGGTGATGGTCGCCTGGCGCTGCGCGACGGTGGTCGCGTTGAGCGTGAGGTCGGCCAGCTCCGTGACCTTGCCCTCGGGGATGTACTTGACCCACTTGCGGCCGTTCTTCAGCAGCAGCAGGAAGACGTACATGCGGGACTCGGACGCCTGCGACCAGTTGTGCTTGACCTCGATGGTTCCGCCGGCGTCGGTGACGTTGGCGTGGCCGTACTGCGTCGCGAGGGCGTTCTTCGCCACCTCCATGAAGCCGACCTGCACCGTCTCGGTGTGGGTGCCGTCGGCGGTGTCCACGGTGTCGAGGTTGATGTCGCGCAGGTCCTCCGCCCCGTCGGAGCTGACGGACTCGGTGATGCCGTCCTCCACGACGTAGCCCTGGTTCTCCCAGGCGGAGGTCGGCTCCCACGAGTCGAAGGTTGCCTTGGTCGGCACGTCGGTCGTGCCCATGGGGGCGGACAGGAAGTAGCCGCCCTTGACGCCTCGCGTGGTGGAGACGTTCGCCTTGTTGTTAGCAGCCATGCTGCCTCCTTTTATTCGTCGGTGTTGATGGTCAGGCTGACGAGCGCCATGAAGCGCGCCTGCCCGTTGCGGCTCCACTCCTCCTGGCTGACCGACTCCCGCTCCACGGCGCTGAGAAGGTCGTGGTCGAGTGCCGCCTCGCTCAGGACGTCGAGCGCCGTGAGCGTCAGCCCGAAGGCGTCGCGGTCGCTGGTCCCCCAGCACGTGAGCATCAGGCGGGGCCGCAGCAGGTACTCGTTCGAGTTGTCGCCGTCGAGCGTGACCATGACGAGCCGCCCCGGGCGGTCCGCCGGTATGTCCGTCACGACCGGGCAGGAAAGCCCGTCGCGCAGGATCTCGAGCACGAGCTGCATGTAGTCCATCAGCGGCTCCTAACGGTCATGAGCCTCGCCGCCCGCTCGAGGCGGTGCGAGTTGCGCTCGGTCATGTAGGCGCGGATGTCCGCGGTCTTGACCCTCGTGTGGATGCGCCGCTGGCCGTAGATGGTGTCGTGCGTGTAGTCGCCGGTCCCGAGGCTGGCGATGCGCGCCACCTCCGCCCCGGCGTCGTCGCAGACGCGGTGCATCTCCCAGCCGTTGAGCACCTGCTGGAACCCCACGGAGCTGTGGACGAAGACGCCCTTCCTCCTAGCCAAGGTGCGTCACCCCCTCCACGGCCCAGCTGTAGTCGCCGGGCGTGTTCTGGCGCATGTAGCTCGTCGGCGCCCCGACCACGTCGAAGGCGTGAGCGGCCATCCATGCGTCGTCGGGCGGGCTCGCCGCTATGCGCGCGCCGCGCAGGGCGGCGTCCAGCGTCTTGGGCAGGAAGAAGGTCACGCGGACCGCGGCGCCCTCGGGGCGCCCCTGCTCTATGTCGTCGGACGTTTCTGGCCTGCTGTCCCCGGGCGCGTAGCAGCATGTGGTCACGATGTCGGGGTCCTCCGCGAAGGTCACGACCTCGTTGCCCCATGCGTCCTCCTCCGCGTGGGGGAGCCATATGGAGCACGGCACCGGGCGGAAGGGCATCGGCATGCTAAGCACGGCGCACCACCGCCCGTATGGACCCGATGGCGGTCCCCGTCGCCCCGAGGAGCCGAAGCTCCCCGGAGGTCAGGTACAGGTCGCCGCTCGGGTTGGCGAACGTCGCGGTCTGCGAGAACGGCCCCATGCTGTAGCTGGCGTTGCTCACGCCGTACGCCTCGGACTCGGCCGCCATGAGGGCGCGGTTGACCATGGCGCACGAGACCAGCTCCAGCCGGTCCAGCTGCTGCTGGTCGGATATGTCGACCGCGACCCGCGCGTCGAGGATCGTGGCGGCGTCGTCGAGCAGGGCCTGCGCTCTGTCCCTCAGCTCGTCGGCCACCTCGCCGTAGCGGTCCTCAAGTTGGTCGATGGTCGCGTAGGCCATGGTCATCGCCTCTATTCGGTTGTCTTGGGCTTCTTGGGCGCGGGCCTCTTGGCCGGCGCCTTGCGGGGCTTCGCCTCGGGCTTGAAGCCGCGGGCCTTGAGCAGCTCCGCGGCCTCGCCCTCGGCATCAACGGGCAGCCCCGTGACCGGGTTTATGAGCCTCATGGCTTAGGAGGTGGCGTCGGTCAGGCGCACGAAGGCGCCGGCGTTCTTCACGATGAAGCCGACCTCGGCCTCGACGCGCACCGCGAACATGTTGCGCTGCCACAGGTTCACCTGCTCAGTGCCGGTGTTGATGGTGGCCTCCTCGCTGATGGCGAGGTTGATGCCGTCGACGATGCCGTAGCGGGCCTGCGTCCAGTCGCCGGCGATGCCGACGATGTTGGGGGTGCCGGCCTTGTAGACGCGGTCGGTTTCGACAACGCGGGCGCCGAGCACGCGGCCCACGGCGCTGTCGTTGTTGATGTTGTTCATAAGCAGCGGGTAGCCGTTGCCGTCGGTGGCGAGCATGAGGATGCCCTCGCCCTGCGGGGACATGGCCCAGCCGTTGAGCTTGCCGTTGGCGCCGACGGTGGTGAAGGCGTTCACCAGCTTTGCGTAGGTGCCGGTGCCTCCGATGCCGACGGCCGTGGCGGCGGTCAGGACGTCGAAGCCGGTTCCCGGCGCGGTGCCGCCGAAGACGGTGGAGTCGAACTTGGCGCCGATGGCCGCGGGCAGGCGGCGGACCAGCTCGCGGTACAGGGCCGCGAAGTCACGGCGGAACTCGTTCGAGAACAGCTCGATGACCGCGATCTTGTACGGGGTCATGACCTTGGTGCCGAAGGTGGACTCGGAGACGGGCTTCTCCGCCGTCTCGGCCACGAAGTCGGCCGTGGGGTCGCCGGTGATGATGGGGATGGAGACGCCGCTGCCCGGCAGGCTCACGCGCTGCGCGAGCTGCATGACGGCGCTCTGCTTGATGGTCGCGGCCCAAATCTCGTTGGACTGCTTCGGGGTGAGCGAAAGGCCCGTAGTGCCACGGTTGATGTCGATGGGGTTGGTTGCGAGAGGCATGGTGGCCCCTTTCTCTTAGTGTCTGAAGAAGCGCTCGGCCATCTCCGCGAACTGGGCCGCGGTGTCCGTCTCTGCGGCCCCCTCGTCCCGGATGACGCGGCTCTTGGGCGCGGGCGGCGCGCTCGGCAGCTTGGTCTGCTCGGCGTACTCCGCGGCGAGGGCCTCCATGCCCTCGCGGTCCGCGCAGTGCAGCAGCAGGCGCTCCGGCACGCCGGTGGCCTTCGAGACCTCCTCGGCGTCGGTGCGGCGCTTGGCCTCGGCCTTGAGCTGCGCCAGCTCCGCCTCTGCGGCGTCGGCGCGCTTGGCCAGCTTCTCGGCCTCGCTCATGCCCTGCTGCTCGTACTCGTCCCACTTGTCGGCCTTGCCCTTGTTGGCCTTGGCTCGCTCCTCCCACTTGCGTGCGTGCGCGACGGCCTCCTTGTACTTGGCCTCCCAGTCGACCTCGGCGCCCTGCGGCTCCTCCATCGGCTGCTCCTGCGTGGTGACGTCGTTCTCGGCCATGTCGGCCTCCTTTCGCCCGTGCGGGCGTCGGGTTGCCCCGTGCGGGGCAGTGGATGGGTATGAAAAAGGCCCCCGTGCGGAGGCCGTTTTTCCGGTGTTGCTATGGGTTGTCGCGGGCCGCTACTTCAGCCCGTGGAGCTTGCGCATGACGTAGAGCGTGCCGTTGGTGTCGTCGCGGTACGGGAGGCCCTGCTCCCTGTGGCGGGCGCGCTCCCTCGCTATGTGGTCGGACCACTCCTTCGGCAGGTCGCCGTTGGCGCGCATCTCGTTTGCGTTGCGCCACATGTCGCGGTAGACGGTGGAGTCGTAGCCCTCGATGCTCACGTCGCCGCGGCCTATCGAGGGCACCACCACGCAGTCGCACGAGCGGTGCGTGTGGCTCGCCGCCTCCTCGGTCATGTACCAGTACCCGAGGCCAGCGGTCATCAGGCACCATGCGCACGTCTCGGTCCCCGTGGGGACCCTCGCGTAGCGCACGTCGCGCCCGTCGTTCTGGCCTGCGCGCCAGACGCCGACCTTCGTGGCCCGGTTGGCCTCGAACTGGACCCGCTGCACGAGGCGCTCGCGCACCATGCCCTCGTCCAGATCCCCGTCCTCGCCCTCCGCCTGGTTGTATATGCCGCGGATGGCCACCAGCGTCGCGCGCCGGTCGTAGGGGGACATGGCGGTGAAGTCCACGTCCTCGCCGGTCTGCAGGATGCTCAGGCCGCGGTAGAAGACCGAGGCGTAGTCGGAGCCGGCCTGCGACGCCGCCTCGCAGGCGGCCGTCACGAGGTCCTCGACCATCTCCCGGTCCGTCACGTCGATTGCCGCCAGCGACTGTGCGATGGCGGATGCCGTCTGGTCGCCCAGCGCGCGGGCGCCCGACGCGTAGTTGTCGAGGACGGACCACGAGATGTTCACGCTAGCCATTGTCGGGCTCCTGCTGCGCCTGCTGCTGCGCGCCTCCGAAGATCTGCGCGAGCATCGCCTGCGCGTTGGCCTGCGCCACCTGCGACGTGACCTCCCGGCGCGCGTCCTCGGGCATGCCGAGCATCTTCCAGAAGCTCTCGGTCCCCGCGAAGCCAGGCACGGCGCCGGCTATCTTCACCGCGGCGTCGGCCATGCTCACGATGGAGGGCATCGCCGGGTTGGCGAAGTTCGGCGCGAAGTCGCGCCACTCGTCCCCGAGGTCGGCGAGCGGCACGTCCTGCTCCGCCGCCATGGCCATGAGGGCGAGCGTGCGCAGCGTCTCCCTGCTGTTGTCGTTGAGGTCCTGGCACTCGATGATGAGCGGCTCGGAGGCCGCGTAGATGGCCTGCGCGGAGCTGGGGTTGTCGTGTATGACGCCCAGCTGGCTTATGGGGACGTTCGTCTCCCCGCTGAAGCGTGCTGCCAGCGAGCGCATGTAGTCCACGTACTGCTGCATCGACGCCTGCTGCATCTGAAGGAACTGGGGCATCACGCCGTCGGGGCCGTTGTAGCTCACGCCGAGGATGTTGCCGATGTAGGCCTCCCACTTGGTCTTGCCGGCCAGCGCGTCGCGGTCCGCACCCAGCAGCACCTTCTGCGGGGCCACCGCGAACTGGAAGCTGATGTCGCCGCCGAGGGCGCACCTCACGGCACTGTCGGTGATGCTCATCACGGCGCGCGTGATGCGGGACTGGCCGTAGGGCTTGCGCTGCGTCGGGCGGTATGCGAAGGCCTCCATGAGGCATCGCCCCATGGTGTGCGGGTAGGCCTCCCAGCTCCACATGCCGCTGCGCTCGAGCCAGAGGTAGACGTTCGCCTCGTCGTCGTAGAGCGTCATGGCGTCGACGCCCTCCGGCCCGACGTGAAGCGTCATCCCGTATGCCGTGCGGCCCGACGCGTCGTCCCATCGTGCCGCCGCGTGCTCCGCGTCGTGCATGTCGATGCGGGCGCCGGCGTCTGTCATGCCCACG